TCTCCTTGTCATCGCTAACAGGGTTCTTGGTAAACAGAGACTTGAAAGGGACAGCACGAATACGTCTCCAAGTGCCATGGTCATTGCTCTTCACCTCCATAAACACGTTGCAAGTAACCACCAACTTGAACTGAGGAAGGAAGGAAATCGTCTGAGGCATGTAGGGTGCACGGCCCTGGAGACGGTCCTTACCACTGGTAAGCGTCTTCATCATACCCTCATTAATCTTATCACCCTTCTGGGGCTCAGCCATCACTGCATAACGGATACCCTTCAACTCCACAATCTCTGGAGTAAGCCCACCAACCTTGCCACGCTTCTCCGTAACCAAAGTAAGAGGAACATCACCCTTGTAGTCACCCAAAACCATCTCCATCAAGTTCACAAGAACTGACTTGCCATTCTGGCCAATACCAATGTACATGTTGAATGTCTGGTTAGCAGCAGTTCCAATAAGAGTGGAAGCCAAGTGGTCCCACATATAATCACACAGCTCTTTTTCTGGGAATAGCTTGTTCATGAAATCATTAATCTCATCCATGATAGTCTGATGCTTAGCAGGGTTCAATGGAACATAGTCAATGTTGGTGCACATAGAAATGTTATCCTCAGGATGGCCCTTTCTGAAGCACTTCTCCTTGAAATCAATGACACCATTCTTATAGCACAACAAGTAGGGATTGGTGTCCATCTTCTGCAGGAACGTGCCATCATAGAACAACTCCCTAGCCTCCTTCATAATCTTATCCTTGCCGTTACTGTCAGACAAGCGTGTGCAGATGTTGAGAATACGAATAGACCTACGCTTAGCAGGGTCATCTTCCGTATTTTGAGTTTGGGGATCACCGTTCACAATCATCGTGTTCATTGCGTTGAATGTTTTCTGGTTATACAAGTCGCGCAGCTGCTCTGAAATGGCTTTACGAAGGGTAGTGCCAGAATCCACCTCTTGCCAACGGTTGTTGATGTACTGATACCAGACATTACCCTTGATGCTGACACAGACATAGTTGTGCTTGAACAATTCGTAAAGTACCTTAGCAATATCTGTGTCACCACAACCAGAGCGGTCGTCATGCTTGGAAGTGGCTGCGCCACGAGTACGAATTGTCTCTTCTAGGAAATAATCAATGGTGTCGCGCCGAACACGTTCATACTCATCTTTTGCGTCAGCCTTGGCCCAATGCAAGAGGGAACGTCTGGAAAGTCCATTTATTTTACGAGTATCAAAACCTAGCCATTTCTCTACTCGGTCAGGAACTTCGCTGAAATGGAAGGTTGGTGCTCTAGCACAGAATGCAATCCATGTGATTAGGAGACGAGAATCTGTGTTTTTAAGAGCCCATCCTACACGAATCCACTTCTCATACGAACCATCGCCATAATATGTCGCTGGAAGAATCATCGCATAGTTATGGGTTTCACGCAAATTATAATCAGATACTTGGATGCTGTCCAAGAAATTATTAACTGCTCTATCCAACTCTTCACGGTTCTTGATTCTGGCAACATTAGTTGGATGCAAGAATTCATCATTATATACATCCATAACTGGTCTACGCGAAACAGTAGTGTGACTAGTATTTTCATAAGCTCTACCCATGCCATTTTCCCGTTTATATTCCTCATACTGCTCAATGAACTTGCTTGTCATAAACAATGCTGGATGGTCCTTGTAACGAACAGACAGCTTTTGAATGTTCTTCACCTGGTCAAAGCTAGACACAGGAATTTCGGGATACATGAATTCTTCATCGGAAGAGTCATACGAAACGTCAAAGACGCGACTAAGCTGGTACTTTTCATTTCCAGGCTTACGACTGCCATAAAGCTGCCAAGGAGTTTTCCCAGTACTGATTCCTTTGTCAAACACATCTTCCCAAGTGTTCTTTAGAGGTAGGTTCTTCCAAATCTCAGCGGCTTTATCCATAATTCTTTCACGAAGAATAAGTTGAGTAACATGGTCAGCCTGCACTCCAATTATCATGTGGATTCCATCCTTCGTAATCTTCTTGTTTTTAGTTTTATCGTCAATACGATTTACAGTGGGCTTTTCAAAAACATAAATCTGGAACCGAGTGGTTTCGTCTATTTGATAGATATTTTTGATTTCTCCTAAATATTCCCCGATGAGTTCAATGATATCATCTGGGCTGTGTTGTTTTTCATCTACTTCATAATCATAGCGAAAATCAATATCTACTAATATCGGTCCATCCTTATCTCGTTGCATCTCGGTCAAATATTCCTTTTTTTTACCAGCAATTACTTCCTTGGCGTAGAGGTCTAGAAAGGTCGGGTAATCAGCATCTGGAATATGATAGGAACCGCCATGAATGTTCTGTTTCGCATCCCCAATTCTAGTATTTGTTACTGGTTTTGGGTTTGTTGTAGGCAAATCTTTTTGGTGGACATGCTTGGTCAGAAAATCAAATACATCGCGATATTTTACAGTTAATTTTTTTGGTTGTGATACAGCAGCAGTGGAATGGGAAGATTCCATTTGCATTTAGGATATATACTGCCTATATTTTTATTCCCTTTTTAAAAATCAATTTTTCAGAGGAGGAGATAAAACGTTATTTAGCATAATTTGTAAGCTTATTATATAGATGGCAACTTTTTCCTATGAATTTCCAATTGTACCTAGGACGACGATTGACGGGGCATCAATAACTCAAGCAAAAGCAGAGGTAACTAGAACTGCTGCTGCTGCTGCTGGTGGTGGTCAAGATGATGAGGAGGATGGAAATAGCACACAAAATCAAGCCGGTATAAAAGAAGTATTGTCTAATTCGCAAAATTTAAATCCTGATATTGTAAATAGTTACGTTCAAAATTCGCCTGTATTAGTATCTTTTGAAGAATACAAAAAATACATAGCTGCTGTTTATAACTATATAAATGATGAAAGTAATAGTAATAGTAATACATACAGTGAAGGGATTAGTAGAGCATTAACTGGGAATTGGGACAGTGCTGCTTTACAAAAAATGATAGGTAGAACTGATAATCAAATAATGATCGATATGGTATTCCATATTTTTGTTTCATACCATTTATTAAACAATAAGGAAGCAAAGGCTGGAAAACTTATACGTTATATTGATGACTATAAAACTACTATTGAAACTGATTTAGGTGAGCCACTACGTCTTATTCAAGACAAAAAGCCGACTAACACTGACAAACTTATGTTTTTTATACCTAATTCTTTACCAAGAACCAATTGGACTGCTGCTGAACATAAAAAAATATTAAGTGCGGAAAGAATGAATAAGACAAATTATAATACAATTCCTTGGCCCTCATCATTATTGAATTATTTAATATATTTGTTTGAGAGGACTAGAGAAATTATGATTAAGCGGGGTAAAAATAATATTATACTTTTTAAATTCGTTGAGTTTTGGATTATTAAGTTAAAAAAGCTATTATTAGGGCGTCAAAAATCAAAATGCTTAAGACTTAATAAATTATTAATTGATGGAGAAAGAGACATTATGGGGAACAAATACAATATTAAAACGACAGAATGGGATGGAAAACTAGAGTTAAACATGGACGAATGCAATGAATTAAATATAGGACCATTAGGGAAAGCAAGATGTAGACGTCTCGTTGATGCTAGAAATAAAATAAGCCAAAACTTTGACAAGAATTGTAATATTAGAGATACAGCAAGAGGTTTGGGTAGTGTTGACGTTACTAGCGAATTGAACAGTGGATTGTCTGAATTGGTTACAAATATATTAACTGCATTATCAACCGAACCCAAAAATAAAACAGGTGGTAAAAAAAATAAAACACGTAGGCCTATAAAACAAAGGAAAACTAGAAAACTTCGCAATAAAAATATTGGTGGTGCAAACGGTGACGAAAGTTTTTCATTATTATTAATGTTTGTTGGTGTTATATTATTTATTATAGGCGTAGCTACTGGCAATCCAGCCTTAACAAGTGTAGGTTCAATTTTAATATTTTTAGGGCTTATGATAGGATGTAACTTCTGCATATTTATTATGCTAGTAAACTAATCAAAAAATTGAATGTATTAAAAGATATAAATAAATATCCAGATAACTATATAATGAAGTTTTGCGTGAAATGCGATAATATGTATTACATTGGAATCAGTGTGGATGACCCAAACCAATTGACTTATTATTGCCGTAATTGCAAGCATAAGGATGAGACAATTACTGAGGAAGGAGTATGTGTTTTGAATTCACAATTGAAGAAGGGCGAGCAGAAGTTTAACCATATTATTAATGAGTATACCAAGCTGGACCCTACATTGCCAAGGATTTATAATATGAAATGCCCGAATGTGGAATGCAAGACAAATAAAGAAGATAAAAAGACAGAGATTATTTATATCCGTTATGATGATGATAACTTGAAGTATTTGTATATGTGCACAGAATGCGATACCACGTGGAAAACGAACCAGTGAGTGAAACCGACCCGCGCAGCTTTTAGGTTCCTTTCAAAAAATTGATTAATACATTTTTTTATTAACCAATTTAGAAATATAACACTATATATTATCAAAGATGGATGAAAAGTATGGAGATGATGATATGGAGGAAATTGTTGTGTCAGACGACAATAAAGAAAACGTTGTTAAAGAGACCGTCGCTCAAGTAGTAGAAGAGGATGATGAAACTCAAGCAACTGAGGAGGAAATGAGTGATGATGAAGAGCAAGAAGATGCTAGTGAATCCGATGAAGAGGAAAAGCCCGTTGAAAAGCTCCGTTCCGCATTCCCTGAATTTGAGGACGAAGATGATGATGAGGAAGATGATGATGAATTTTACCTACAAAAGTTTGATGAGACAACCCAACAAAAAATCATCGCAGATTTCCACCCTGAATTGCAGTCACACAACTATGATGAAATAGATGTTTTGTCAAGAGTTGTTCGTGATGAGAATGGTAATATTATTGACCCACTTCATAAGACAATTCCATTTATTACTAGATATGAAAAGGCACGAATTTTAGGAGAACGTGCCAAGCAAATTAATGCTGGTGCTAAGACATTTGTTGAATTGGAGCCGAATGTGATTGATGGATATGTGATTGCATTGAAAGAATTTGAGGCCAAGAAGATTCCCTTTATTGTAAAGAGACCTATGCCGAATGGTGGTGTAGAATATTGGCGTTTTGAGGATTTGGAAGTGTTGGTGTAAACAAAGGAAACGTTACATGGAAATATAATTGTGTTTTTTTTATAATTATATTGTATATAATAAATACAATATAATATGTCTAGTGTAGCTCCTGAAATACCAGATAGAGTAGAAGGGGTTGCACCCCCTCCAGAAAGTGAAAATGCTGTTACTGTACCCGCGGGAGGAGATAATGTTCAAACCAAGGGTACTATAACTTGGGAAAAAGTTGGCGATATTACTTATGTGTCTGCAAATCCAGAAGGACAATCTGCGGGAAAAAATGATAAATGGACTGAATTGAATACTACTACAAAAAACACAGCGGCTTTGTTTTTAAAGAACCAATTATCTAGTTCAGTTTCACGTTCTCTACCAGATAATAGTCATGGTGATGGTGATGGCACATGGCGTCAAGCAGAAGGTGAAACAACACCTTCTGTAGAAGGTGAAACAACACCTTCTGAAGAAAGTGAACAATTAACTCCTGCAGAAAATATAGACTCTGCTGTTGGAAGTGTTACTGAAGGAGTGAACTCTGGTATTGGTGCAGCTGCTGGTCTTGCTACCGGTGCAGTAGGCGCAGCAGGAAATATTGCAGGAAAAACAGCAGCAACTGTAACAGGTCTAGCGTCTAGTACGTTAGGCTTTTTTTCTAGTCCTGGTAGTTCCAGTAGTGTGTCTTCAGCTAATAGTAATAAATCAAAACATGAACAATTAATTGAAAGAATATCTAAGCCAACTGAAGCATCGCTAGCAAAAAAGGTGTCTAAAGCGAAAAAAGAAGTTAGACCAGTTAACCCAAGAGGGAAAGGAGATGAATTACAACAACCTCCATGGAAAGGCGGCAAAAAAACAAAAAAGAAAAGAAGAAACAAAAACAGAAGACATACTCGTAAAAATAAAAATTAGACTTTAGCTAATTATCTCACCATATATAAATGACAGATTACGTAGTTTGTATCCCATCTTATAAAAGAGCAGAATTATGTAATGAGAAAACACTCCAAACATTGAAAGACAACCACATCCCCGCAAAAAAAATATTCGTTTATGTGGCCAACAAGGAAGAATATGATGAATACATCAATATCTTAGATAAATCCAAATACAACAAATTAGTCGTAGGAATTAAAGGTTTAGTGCCTCAACGTCAATTTATCATGGAACAATTCCCCGAAGGCAAACACATCGTATTCTTTGACGATGATGTTTCCAAAATAGATTTAACTATGTCGTCACTTACAAAAGGTAAATCCCTAGATTTCTTTTTCAAACATGCATTCAAAGAGTGCCATAAAAATAAATCCTTTATTTGGGGTGTTTACCCTGTGTTCAATCCTTTCTTCCGCAAGGGTCGCACGGAAATGACAACATGTTTAACCTACATTGTGGGTGCATTTTACGGTATTATCAATAGACCCAAATTAAAAGATATTGAACTCACCATTACCAAGGAAAATGGTCAAAAGGAGGATGTAGAGAGAACATTAAAATACTTTGTAAATGACGGTATTGTTCTCAGATTCAACCGTGTAGGTTTTATGACCAAATATTACGGTAAAAGCGGTGGTTTAGGAACATTTGAAGCCCGTTTAAAACCTATGTTGGAAGCCTCTAAAAAGTTAAAGGCGAAATATGGTGAATATGGTGAGATTTCCACCAAAACCCATGGTATGACCGAGTTTAGATTAAAGAAAATTCCTGCTAGAACAGAAGCTGAAGTAGCAAAACAGACCAAAAAAGCACCACTTACACCCAAAAATAAAACTAGAAAAAACAAATAAATAATGTGATTATATTATAACTAAATAAATGTATTTACTTATAATCCCAGCTATAATATTTTTCATTCATGCATTAATAACAAGTAGATTTTTCAATAAACGCCGAATACTGTTAACAATTATAAACGCAATACTCTTTGGAATATTTTATTACTTATGGCATAGAAACGTAGAAGGATTTCGCAAAAACGTAGACGCAGCATTTAAAGACGGAAAAATATATTACTATGATACTGTACCAACCACAGATAAATGCGAAACAGGGGACAAGGAAGAAATAACGTTTTACTACAACAATGGAACAGAAGAAAAACACGTTGACACAAGTAACAATTCATATACCTGCAAAAAAATAACGCTTAAACCAAAAGTAATACCTTTTCAAATGTATGGAGGTTATGGTCGTGGTGGTCAAGTAGCTCAAACAAAGCCTGAGCCAATTTTAAAATATATAATAACACCTGGGACTATTGTAGACCCATCTTTTAATTGCCCAGAATCTCTAGACTATAATATAAACAAGGGTAGATGTTTTACACCAAATTATAGTGCTTATCGCAATAGTTGTCCAAAAGAAGATTACGACGAGGCTAATGACGCATGTTTAACAGCAAATCATGATAAAACCAATTCATATGACCCATATTATAAAATGACGAAGAATAATGATTATATATTTCCAAAAAGATATAAATGTCCGCATGCTATAACCGAAATAACAATAACATATCCAGGTCAAGACAGAAATAACGACGTTTATCACTGTGATGCTAGTGGAAATAGAAAAGTAGTAAATAACGATAACTTATGTCCACCAGGATTAAGAGCTATCAAACGTCGCAATATATGCAGATAACATAAAAAATTGATTTAAACAATTCTATTTCATGAATTGAAAACAATCAATAATTATGTCAATTCTAGATAAACTTTCGGTGCAAAACCCTGTTATTATTCGGCCAAAGGATGGTATGTGTCGTCCGACATGGGCAAATAAAAATTTTCGGTATGAGGGGACAGTAAAGAACATTCGTTATCATTATATTAATCGTACCGCAAAAGATTGGGGTAAGGAGAAGGTAGCTTATATTAGTTTTATAGATACTGGCGCTTACCATAATCTGCTTCTTCAAGGTTCAAACATTATGTGTTATGTCCATAATAATCTAATGAGTTGTTATATTACGACTATCGCAAGAGATAGTAGTAATAATATTTGGAAATTGGAAGTAGCAATTTACGATGACGAGGACATAATTAGGCCCTTCCCCATTGTATACAACATTAACATTAGCGATATTGATTCAATGCTAATTACTGATAAGGGATATCAGATTCAAAAGTTTTGACAATCGCTAATCTTTTGGTTTTCTGCGCATATTCTTCACAGTTTTATTGTGCGTTTCAAAAAACTTTCTAGTCTTATTCTTACTGTTTAACCATACATTTTTTCTTAAATAACATACGATAGAAAGGCGTGTAGTTTCAGGCGTTTTTTTATGAATAGGCAAATTGGCATGGGGTTGGTGTACGTCCATAAAAAGCACATCGCCGCTACGAACATCTACTCCTACACCATATTGAGGGAAGCAGGTTTCGCCACCAGTGTAATCACCACGTTCAATAACAGCTAAATTACCAAACCCTTCGTCGTCATCGCCCTTGTCTGTATGCAATCCAGTTTGGAAATTTACATTCGTTGTAATTGTAGTGAACGCAGTATTTGCTATTTTAAAGTGAGTCTCTTTGGCTTTCTTGATTTGCTTGGCATAATGTTCTGGTGTTAATTTAGCATACATTTCATCTATCTCCTCAATGAGTGGGATGGTTTTCTTATACATTTCAGGGTAATCCATATTAAAACGGCATTCCCGAACATTAATAGAAGGTTTTCTACCGAGCTTAGTGAATATCATTTTTTGACTAGGTGTCCAACGGTCAAAATAGCCGAAAATATTAGACATCACTTTCTTGACATTCCCTAAATTCTTCTTTTTACTACCAGATGCGCTACCACGAAGACTGGATACGTTTTTAGCAAATTTAATAATATTATCATGAAATGCGTCTTGGTTGGGTTTACTTAATTTATTCTTTCTAAACCTCAACAATAGTCTTCCATCGGCAGTGTATACGTCCGCGTCGTCTTTAATAATAGTTTTAATATCATCAGGCTTTAAGAATTTATCCATTTTCTTGGCTAATACTTTATCATCAAAATCTTTATCAACCGTGTAAACTGTTACATTGTTCTTTTTCTCTGTTTTAATAATCATTTCTTTATATTTACCAGACATTTTTATTCATAAGTTTAGTCCAAATATTATGTGAGAATAATATAGATGGCTAAAAAATCTACTTATTTGTTTTATATCATACTAGCACTATCATTAATAATATTTGGAACTCTATCATTAACGTTTCTTAAAATAAATATAATTGAGGGTCTTGATGAATCAAGTAAAAATACAGACGAATTTTCTATTGGACTTAAAATTGACCTGAATAACAAAAAAGGCAGAATAGTTCCTTATCCTCTTGGTTCTTATACAGTTACTACTACTTCAGGAAAATACTCTGCCACGACTGATTTTTCTATGAATCAACCAGCAACATATATTAAAACAAAATATGATGTTGATGCATCTAAAAATATTGTTAACAGAATAGTAACTATTACTCCAAAAAACACTGGTGGTTCATCAAATATAAATATAGGTGATGTAATAACAAATAGATTTGTTATAGATATAAGTTTTAACAACGTTGCATACAAACTAGATACAATTCCGGATTTGAAATCAAAAAGTATGCCAACAGATAATTTAAATTACATTGATAGCAACAATAATTTGATTATAACTACACTTGGTTCAATATATGATAAAAATAAAAGTAAAATTGGAAGTGTAAATGCAGACGATAATGATATATATAATGACAAAACATATGCTATTAATATGGAAAACAAAGAAGATAGATTTTTAGATATAAAAAAAATAATTATTAGATTTATGATTCCTCTATCATTGTTTGCATATGCTCCAGCAGCTCCACCACCAAACGACCCTAAACTTATAGCTAAATTACCAAAACAAGATCCAAATATGAGTAATGATAAGTTCCTTGAACCATATTAAACAACTGAATAAATAAAACGAAAAAGAAAACAACAATCATAACATTGTTGTTTGTCTAAAATTATTTACAATGCACTCTTATAATCTACTACATAAGGATTTGATTTTAACATAGATGTAATATCGGGTGTGTTTCTATCCATGTTTATATTCGCGTATAAATTGTTTGTTGAACCAGCAGTGCGACCCATGTTCGTTGGGTCAGGTGATTGATAAGGCATAGTTGCAATAACAGCACGATTATTTTCTAACATATTGTCGCGAGAAACTTGGCGCATATTAATATTACCATTCATTATCCCCATATTACCATTGGGTGTATATCCAACATTGGTACTGGATTTAATTTCATTGTTGCGTTGGTTATAATTCGCCTCATAGGAGCTCATTTGGCGACTGCGTTCACCTGCACTTGCATTACCAGCGTAGAAGAAATCTCCTGTTTCAGTACGAACAGTGTGAGTAGGATTGTGTCCAGTAACACTGTAAGCACCATATGTTTGCGTTGAGCTCACATTCAAATGATTCGTGGATTTCTCAGTAGTCTCACGAATAGTAGGAGCTGGGCGGTCAGCAGGATTAAAGATGTATGATTGTGGCACTGTTGTGCTAGGATTTTGGTAAGGTCTGAGTGTTCCCATAACATTTTCTTTACGACTAGGTCTCAACATATCAATCAAAGGCGCTACAGCAGCGCCTAATCCACCACTAACCATACCATAATAATAATCTTGCTTATTTTCTGTGCGGTTATTGGGATAAGCTTTCTTAGCTTTAATTTCATAATCAGCATCAGTAGCATATTGGCGGCCGTTTGCGTTAGCACCTGCCAAAGGAACAGCCCCTAATTGTTGATTATGTGTTGGCATATATTCGCCTGGAATATAACTAGCCTCGTTTTGATATCCAGCTCCACCAGCGTAAGACACAGCAGTTTCGGGTCGGCTAACATAGCGTTCCACAGGAATAGCACGCATTGTCTCACCATTTCTAATACCACCGGATTTAAAAAGACGACCAATATCATCAGGACTTCTTCGATTATCTAATTCAAAACTCTGGTCAGGTAAATGTTTCTCCATAATACCCATTTGCTCATAAGTCGCATTTTGTTTAATAAGACTATCAGCTGGACCCTCGTGTCCATAAAGCATTAATCCAGTGGCTTTAGGTTTATTATCAACACGTAATTGGTCGGCAGTTTTATCTAACCATTTATCACGCATCATCATACCAGAATTATAACCACCAGCACCTTCGCTAGTATATCCTAAACCTAAGCCAGGGGCAACATGCTCTTCCTCAAATGGTTTTACGTTCGCCATTCGCAAACTGGGATTAACACGGGATTGGTAAAACTCACTCATATTGGGCGCGCCATTGGCCCACTGTTGATTAGCAGAGGGTGAAAACAGAGGTGCTTGTTCTTTCTTGCTAATAATTTGAGTACCAGAACCAGTGTAACTATCTAAAAGACCTTCATTAGAATTCTCATTTGATATGCGTGTTCTTAAATTACTACCGAAAAAAGGAACCATATTATTGTGCTCAAAGTAGCTAGCATTTACTTTGTCGCCAGTTAACGAGTAAAACTGTTGTCCAGCGAATACAGAATCATCCATTGTAGTAGGTGTTTGAGCCTTATTCATGTTGGGATTAAAATATTTATCAGTGTAAACGCCCCCGCCATTGTCGTAACGATTCGCTGTTGATAGTTGGGATGTCTGGTCAGTTTCAGATGATACTATAGGAAGCTCGCTGGGAAAATTACGGTTTGGAATATCAACATTTGGTAATTGTGTTCGGTTTCTAAAGTTCTCGCTTTTTGCCTTTTGATTAGATACAATATATAATAGTCCTAATGCAACACCGGGGATAGCGATTTCCATGTTTATATTATATAATTAAAATATCGTTATATAATATTTATTGGGATTCGTTGTTATTGTTGTTATTGTATTTTATTTTTGTATAATGTTCCAGGGCATCCCAATTCATCACCAGCAACACAGATGGATTTGCCTGATAAGTAAAAGGGAATTCCATCCATTCCTGATACAACAGGTACAGTAGGAACAAAGAAATCTTTCTCTAAAATACGTGTTTGTACATTCTCATGAAAGCCTTTCTCTAAACCATTCAATGGATTTAAAAAAGGTTCTTCCCATCTAGGTTGTACTAAATCCTTATACATCCAAGCTGGATGGGTTGCTCTACTTTCTTCTACAAAGGGGTCTTCTGACCTATAGTAATT